CGCCTCACGCAGTAATTGTGGATCGTAAAAGCCGTTTCCCCCGTGAGGGGCCCGTCGACAAACACGGGTCGCACATCTATCCCAAGAACGTAGTCCTTGCCACACGACTCCCGGAACGTTCCGTCCCAGAAGCTCTTATCAGGGTTAGGCGTAAAGCCCAAGTCTTTCAACACCCTAATAAGAGGTACCGCCGCATCCACAGGGACAATAATATCGTCCCCGTAAACTAACGTGCGGATTCTCGTGCGCGGAGCGTAGATCTCGCTGACACTTAGGGCGATTGCCCAAAAAATCAGTGTCTCAAGAGGGAAAGTGAAACCATTCCCCATCGACGAGATCTTCTCCATATAAACGATCTTACCATCAACCTCGGCTTCCGCACTGCGGAGCCGCCAAAGGAGATTAAACCAATCCTCGGGTAGTAAATGCTCTACAAGTTTGACGGCGACCGTATCGGACGCAGACGACAAGTCCAGAGTTGCTGACGCTCCGGAAATCGACCCGTACAAGGCAGCGCGTTGATTCGCAGACTGATCTCGTATATCGATCCCAACCGTCCGTAGACGACTGGCAATGTAGTCCCCAAGACCGAGCTGGAACATCCCATTTAAGGGCGGCTCAGTGCAAATTGCACGGTCAGTCTTGGCATTCTTGTGCACAAACGCCACCTTGGCCACGTCAATATCGACGGACACAGTGAGGTGGTCTTCATCCTGGTTTACTACCCAAGACTGGCTGCTCCACGCCGATACTTCAGCGAGGGCCGCTCCCAACAAAGGTTCGTTGGTCGCGGTACGGCCGGGTTCTACCCAGCCGGCAGCCATGTTTGCGCTACACGTTGGTGCATGACGCAGCTTTTCAAGTGCGCACGCATTTCTTTTTGGGACCTGCGTCGTCGCCCCCGGCCCGAACCTTGGCCGGATTTCGCCCAACGTTGGACAGTCACCTAGTACCTTGGAGATTTTCAGAGAAGCCGCGTGAAGGACGCGCTCCACTTCAGGGCGGAATTGAAACCGACCCTGACTCCAAGCCAGAAAACTATCGTTCGTTAACCTGCAGGCACTCTCAGCAGCTCTGAATTTCTCCAGGGCCACTGCCTTACGGTCAATCCCAAGGTCAATGTCCACCCTCTTTTGAAAAAAGGCAAGGCACTGACGTAAAAGGAACTGGTCGGTGGCACATAGACCCAACAGGTCTAGCTCGAGTGTACACAACAAGGAGTACTCACCGCTAATAACGGCAGCGAGCACATCCCCCCCCACACGCCACCCTTCAGGCGTTAGCCTGTCTAGGTGAAGCCGCACGAGCCTACCGAGGAACTCATTGGTAAGCTCCGTTGGGAGTTCCTGCTCGTAATTACTAAACAGGAACGGACCTGCTTCACAGCGGTCCTTGCTTCGCACGATACAACGTGACATGGCAAAACTCCCTACGTGTTGGTCTTAGGTCGGCATAAAGCCGTCGACGGCAGCATCGTGCACCACGCCAGCCCCGATTGGGGTGACAGTAGTGGCGATGTTGTTCAGGAGGTTCCGCAACATCTGGGCAGCGATCTTCCGCGAGGAAGACGTGCTTCGAGGGTGTGCGTAGCCTACCTGTTCAAACGAATCGACGTAAGCAACCTTTGGTGCGGCGGTATAACCGGCGGCGTTTTGCCCAGCCACGGATTCCATGACGGGGACGTTGACGCGGATGCGCGTTTCCACAACCTTAGACGGATGAGTCTTCTGCGTCAGAATTATCGACGCCTGAGCTTCATTCGGTACGGCGGAGTTGTTCTCCCGCCAGACCGCGATCCGATTACCCTTAAGATCTACCTTATTATCAACGGGGTAGAACGTATGGGAGAGAGGGGTGGAAGCACCGTCATAGACGGTGATGTTTGCTTGTTGAGACATTTGTTGCTCCTATGAAAAACGGTGGTTGCAAAGCCATCGCACAGGGTGTGTCACCTTCGCATAAATCTAGTCGAGACGTCTCGCGAGAGGCGTTGTTGGTCGACTAGGGCCCCGTCCTTGAAGATCGGGGCT